ATTTATATCAAGCACCAGATTTAAATACTTACACAACTTTAAAATATTACGTAATTAAAAGAATCGAAGACGCAGGTGTATATACAAATGAGGCAGATGTGGTTTTTAGGTTTTTACCATGTATGGTATCAGGATTAGCTTACTATCTTGCTATGAAAAATTCACCACAGCTAGTCCAACAAAATAAATTAATATATGAAGATCAACTAAAAAGAGCCCTCGATGAAGATGGTCAAAGAACTTCTACATATATTACACCACAATCATTTTACCCGACAGGCATATAATGGCTAAATACGCAACAGGAAAAAGATCTCAAGCTATATCAGATAGATCAGGAATGGCTTTTCCATATACAGAAATGGTAAAAGAATGGAATGGTTCTTTGGTACATATCTCTGAATTTGAACCAAAACACCCACAGATTAGAAGGAAACATAATACTGCTGATGCAATAGCTTTACAAAATTCAAGAAACCAAAAATTTCAACAACCAATCCAGCCTTTTATTAATACAAATACAAGTGATGTGACTATTACTAATTCAGGTGGCGCAATGGTTGGTGTAGCTAATTTAACCTTACCTGGTGAATTTGCATTTAAAACTCAAGATATTATAATTACAAGAGTCATTGATGGTGTTCAAGTAACTTCAATTTTACATAGTATGATACCAGAAGATCCCTCATTACAAAATAGAAGAAGAGAATTGTTATCCACAATAGGAAAGGTAGAGGTAAATATTACATAATGGCTATTACACATGCAAATTTTTTAACACAAGTAAGAAACTATACAGAGGTCAGTAGCACTGTTTTATCTGATTCACAAATACAGGAATTTATTAGAAATGTTGAATTAGATGTAGCCGGTAAAGTAGATTATGATGATCTTAGAAAATATGCAAATTCTAATTTTACTGCAGGAAATCGTGCAGTTTCTATGCCATCAGATGCGTTAATTTTAAGATCTGTTGAACGCTTAGATAGTAGTGGAAATAGAAGCTTTTTAGAAAAAAGAGATACTAGTTTTATATCGGAATTTAATGGAACTGGAGCACAAGGAACTCCTAGATATTTTGCTAATTGGGATGAACTTAATATTATTGTAGCACCTGTACCTGCCGCTGCTGATACAATTCAAATAAATTATATACAGGACCCGCCAGAATTTACATCATCAAATCAAACATATTTAGCTAAATATCAAGAATCGATGTTACTTCATGGTGTGTTAGCTGAATGTTTTAGATTTTTAAAAGGACCCATGGATATGTACAAGCTCTATGAAAGTAAGTATAATGAAGAAGTACAGAATTTTGCCCTACAACAAATGGGTAGAAGAAGACGAGCTGAGTACGATGATGGAGTTCCAAGAATAAAAATTCCAAGTCCTACTCCTAACACAAATTAAAAAGGAGGCCAATTATGGCAATAACAACAAACGCAATATGTGATTCTTTTAAGAAACAATTGCTACAAGCAAAGCATGACTTTGATACATCATCTGACACTTACAAGTTAGCGATGTTTACAAGTTCTGCAACTTTAGGAAAATCAACTACTAACTATGCAACAAACCCAGGTGGTGGATCAAACACTGAAGTATCTTCATCAGGTTATAGTGCAGGTGGAAAAGCATTAGTAAACCAAGGTGTTAAAGTTTCATCTTCTGTGGCTATCACAGATTTTGCTGACTTATCATTCGTAGGTGTAACTCTTACTGCAAGAGGAGCTTTAATTTATAATACAACAACTAACGGTGGTTCAGGCACCACTGATGCTGTTGCTGTTTTAGATTTTGGTGGAGATAAAACTGCAACGTCTGGAACATTTACAATTCAGTTTCCTGCGTTCACAACATCTGCTGCGATTTTAAGATTAGCATAAGGATTAAAATGATATGGCCACTGGATGGGGACGAAAGACATGGGGAGCATCGGAATGGGGAGATCTTTCTGACGAAATAGTTTCCGTTAGTGGCATATCATTAACATCATCAATAGGTTCTGAATCAGTTACAGCAAATGCTGATGTAAGTGTTTCAGGTATACAATTAACTTCATCACAAGGAACAACAGTTGGTGGAACTTCTGTTTTAATAGAAGATCCTGGTCCTGTAACTATGTCTTCTGGAATAGGAAGCACAGTTGTTGGAATTGGAGTGCCTGTCACAGGAACAGTTTTCAATACTCAAATTAGTGCTGCGACTGTTGACGAGAGTATTCTAACAGGAGAAGGTTGGAGTAGAGGTGCTTGGGGTTCATTTGCTTGGGGAGTAAATTATTCAGTAGCTCTTACTGGACAGTCTCTAACTTCTTCAATAGGTGAAGAAGTTGGACTTACAGATGTAACTGTTGCTGTAACTGGATCTGAAATAACTTCAACACAAGGTAGTTTCTCACTAAAAATTGATCAAGATATAATTGTTCTTGCTGCAGAAGATCAATTAGACTTTACAATAGATTCTTTAACTATTAATGCTGACGCTAATGTTACGGTCTCTAGTGCGGGTTCTTTAACAGGTTCTGTAGGCAACACAGTAGCAGGTTTAAAAACTCCTGTAGACGTTACTGGCATACAAATGTCAATAACTTTAGGCACTTTTAGCTTAGTACAAACAACAACTGAATCTGTGACTGGTTTACAAGGAACTCTATCACTTGGACAACACGCTGAAATTCCAGGACAAATTATTGGTGTATCGGGCTTACAGGCTACTACCTCTGTTGGATCTGTTACTATTGATGCGGGAGCAGGAATTGATGTAACTGGCATAGAATTGACAGCATCAATAGGAAGCCTTAATATAACTGCATGGGCTGAAATAGATCTAGGAGTAAATAATACTTGGACTCCTGTTGATTTGGCTGCTTAGTTATTGTATTATAAATATTATTTAGGAGATTAAAATTATGGCATCAACTTACTCAAGTGATTTAAAACTAGAACTTATGGCAACCGGTGAAAACGCTGGTACATGGGGAGATAAAACAAACACAAATTTAAATTTAGTACAACAAGCCGTTGCAGGTTTTGAACAAGTGACACTTTCAAGTGGTGGAACTTTAGCTCTTGCAATGTCTGATGGTGCAATATCAAACGCTAGAAATCTAGTAATAAAATTTGCAACTGCAACAATAGCAGCAAGCACAGTTTGTACTATTCCAGATTCAATCGAAAAATTTTATATTTTTGATGCAACAGGATTAACTAATCCAACAAACCTCACAATCAAAACTGCATCAGGAACAGGATTTACTTTAGACCAAGCAAAAATTTATGCAGCATATTCAGATGGAACTAACCTAAATGAAATTTCATTAGACACTTTAGGTGGAACTGTTGCTGCTGCAAATTTAACAGGCACAATCGCAACTTCACAAATTGCAGATGATGCTGTAACTTTTGCGAAAATGCAAGACACTACAACTGCAAATAGAGTTTTGGGAGCAGCCTCTGCTGGAACTATTGGTGAAGTACAAGTTGCTACTGATATGATTGAAGACGATGCTGTTACTGCAGACAAACTAGCAAATACTTCAGTTTCTGCAGGGTCATTTACTTCAGCATCTATTACAGTTGATGCGCAAGGAAGAATTACAGCTGCCTCTTCAGGATCAGCAGGTGGAGGAGGATTTGTTCCAAAACATATTACTAATTCAGCAGGAACTTTTACTGCATCGAATAATGCTAGCTCTGGTTTAGCTTACATAGCGGGAGCCGGCGGTGGCGGCGGTGGCGGCGGCCGTGCTGTCAGTGGCGGTGCCGGAGGAACAGGTGGTTATGGTGTATTCTCTTTTCCAATCACTCCACCTTTTTCAAAAAGTTTTTCAGTTGGTTCAGCAGGGAATGGAGGAAATGGGTCAAATGCATTTGGAAATGCAGGAAATAGCGGTGGAGCAACCACTTTAACTGATGTTGGTACAGCCAACGGGGGAGGCGGTGGTGGAGGCGCACCAAACGACCCTGCTGTAACACCTGGTGGAAGTACTGGAAGTAGCGGAAATGCTCCAGGTGGTATTTCTGATACAAACATAAGAATTTTTAGCGGCTTTAGTGGAAGTGGAGGAAACAGAGGAACTAATCCTGCAGGCGCTGGCGGTAGTGGTACTGACGGTGCAATAGCAATATTTGAAAACACAGGAGCATAAAAATGGCATACTTAATTTTTAATCTTAATGATTTTTCAGGAATTCATCAAATGGCTGAGAATAATTCTATTATGGATCAAAATAAAAATTTTCATAATGAGCATAGAAGTATTATTGAAATTGACAATACAGATTATTTAAATTTTAAAAAAGGAATTAAAGATTTTGTATCTTGTGATGGATCAAATGTAATTTGGACTTCAGCACCAGCCGTTTCTTATTCAACAGCTGAATTATTTAGTGAAGATATTAAACATCATTTAAATATTACAGAAAATTGGTTAACAAAACCAAGAACTCAAAATAAACCCATGCGGTCATTAGTTATTTCTTTTAGAGATTATCTTAAAAATATAAATCCTTCTTCTGTGATAACTGAAGGCAATCCACTTGAAAGCACAGTGATTAAATATGTTATGGATCAAGGGGAAAATGCTTTCCATCCTTTAGAATTACTTTAAGATTTACTTTTATAATTTTTTGTGTAATAAAAATTTATGTTTAATAAACAAATTGAATTTATTTCACACAAAGATTATGTAAATTTAAATCAAGATCATCCCACTCCTATTAAATTAAATATTCCATCTTGGTTCAAAAAACTAAAACACGGCTCTTTAAGTAATAAAAAATTTACAATAAAAGGGTGTATGCCCTTTTTAGATACATTAACATCAGGGTATCTTTTGAAAATACCACAAGATTATCAAATAGAACATAATGTTCTGAATGAAGATACTAAAAAAATGGATTCTTTTTACAGAACAGGAGATATGTTTCATGATTTAATAAAAGCTAAAGGGATCAACCTTAGTTCTGAAAGAGCATCAATACATGATCTTATTCAAGTTGAAGGATCACCTTTTTCAGAAATGAATAAAAATTTACCTATATATAAATTTCTGAATCCTTGGATTATTAAAACACCTCCTGGGTATTCTTGTTTATTTCTCCCACCATTAAATAATAGTGATGATAGATTTTCTATAATACCTGGAATAGTGGATACAGATACGTTTCAACAAGAAATAAATTTTCCTATGCTTATAAATGGTGACAAATACAATAGTTTAAAAACTATAATTAAAAAAGGCACACCTTATGTGCAAGTCATACCTTTTAAAAGAGAGTCTTGGAAGATGAAAATTATTGGTGTCGATACAAATAAATTTAATTCAAAAAAAATATTTTATGGATTAAAAATATTAAATAATTACAAGGAACGATTTTGGAGTAAAAAAAGTTGGAGTTAGAAAAATATATAAAAATTTATGATGATTTTATAAATTATAAAACATTAAGTGTTTTTTTAAGATTTATAAATTGTCAAAATTATGATGACGCAAGGGTTGGCGAGTCTAGTAGGGTAGACAAAAATGTAAGAAATGTTTTTTCAAAAGCTTTGTCTATTACATCTGAATTTTTGTCTGATACTCATTGGCACAATTATTTATGCTATAAATTTTTTAAATCTTTTGATTTTTATTGTAAAGAATTTAATCATTGTCATGTGAAAAATATAGAAACTATAGAAATTTTAAAATATATGCAAGATGGTTTTTACACAGAACATACTGATCATTTCTCTGTTTGCCCCAGAACACTTAGTGGTATATTTTTATTAAATAATGATTATGAGGGAGGAGAACTTGTATTTAATTTTAACAACAAAGATTATATAATAGAAAAAAAACCTAACAGATTTATTGTTTGGCCTAGTAATTTTTTATTTCCTCATCGTGTAAATAAAGTTACAAAAGGTGTAAGACACACTGTGGTAACTTGGGCTTTATGATAAATTTTAAATATAAAAAAGTAAAAAATTTTGTATCTAAAGATGAATTAAATTTATTGACAACATACTGTAAAATGAGACATAGAACTAATTTTAATAATTTTGAAGAAGAAGGACCAAACGCTAATTGTGATTCTAGTTTTTATGGAGATTGTTTAATGGAAAGCCTTATGATAAATAAATTAAAATTAATAGAAAAAGAAATAGGTTTAGAGCTTTTACCAACATACTCTTATTGGAGATGTTACACAAAATTTTCTGACTTACCGGCTCATACAGATAGACCATCGTGTGAGTATAGTGTTACAGTTATGATTGACTCTGATAAAACTGACTGGCCTATAATAGTTGATAACAAATCTTTTTTATTAGAAAAGGGAGATGCGTTAATATACAAAGGGTGTGAATTTACTCACAGTAGAGGTGAATTTCTAGGCGATTATCACATGCAGGCTTTTTTACATTATGTTAATAGGAAAGGACCAAATATAGAATGGTTTAAAGACAAGAGACAAACTTTTGGTTTAAGTAAATAATGATTATAAAACAATTTAATAATGGTTCAGCAGAAATAATTTTTACCGATAATGAAAAAAAAATAATTCAAGACAAAGGCAAATTTACATTAGAGGCTAGTGCTTTAAAGCATTTTTCAAATAATTTAGTTAAAATAGTCTCAGATTTTCATTTAAAATTTGACAAAAAAACTAAAGAATTAGTTTCCCATGAAGAGGATGATATAGAGACCTCTTAGATAAAATGATATAATAAAGCATGCCTTTAACAAGAGTAAACATAGCCCCAGGATTTAACAAACAAGTCACACAGACCGGTGCGGAGGGTAAATGGACTGATGGTGATTTTGTGAGATTTAGATATGGCTTACCAGAAAAAATCGGTGGTTGGACAGAGATTTTATCATCTACATTAGTAGGTGCAGCAAGGGCACAATTTGTTTGGGCTGATTTAGATGGTAGAAGATATGCAGCCATAGGTACAAATAAACTTTTGGTAGTTTATTATGAAGGTTCTTTTTATGATATAACTCCGTTGGACACAGCACAAACAGGTTGTACATTTACTACTGTAAATAGTTCTGCAACCGTTACTGTGAACAAACCCTCACATGCATTAGAAGCAGGAGATTTATTTACATTTAGTTCTGTAACGCCTCCAAGTGGTGCAGGTTACAGCGCATCAGATTTTACAACAAATACTTTTCAAGTAGTTTCAGTTCCAACCGCTAATACATTTACTATTACTATGGCAGCAAATGCTGGAACGTCAGTAAGTGCAAGTGGATCTGCAACAATAAATCCATATGTAAAAGTTGGAGCATTAGGTAACTCATACGGATTTGGTTGGGGCACTGGATTATGGGGTGGTGGCCAACAAGTTTTTAGTACCCTAAATGGTTTACTACAAGATGATACAGCAGGCACTGGAGGCTCTGGAACCTCAATCACCTTAAATTCAACCTCTGGATTTCCAACAACAGGAACTATTAAAGTTGGTGCAGAATTTATTTCTTACACAGGTATATCATCAAACGATTTAACAGGTATAACAAGAGCAGCTGCGGGCACAAGATCTGCACATGCAAGTGGTGCAGGAGTAGAATATTATACTGCATGGGGTCAAGCTTCTCTTTCGCAAACATTAAGCATTGATCCTGCTTCTTGGTCTTTAGACAATTTTGGTGAACAGCTTATAGCTACTATTAAAAATGGTAATACCTTCTCATGGAATCCAATAAATTCAAATTCTAATGCCTTAACAACAAGAGCTGCATTGGTTTCAAATGCCCCTACTGCATCTGTTCTCACTTTAGTCTCTGATAGAGACAGACATCTGTTTCACATGGGGACAGAAACTACCATCGGTTCTCCGGGAACACAGGATAAAATGTTTATAAGATTTTCTGACCAAGAAGATATAACAGATTACGCACCTACTTCTGTAAATACTGCAGGTACTTTTAGATTAGATTCTGGTACGAAAATAGTTGGGGCTGTTAAAGGTAAGGATTACACTCTTGTGTTAACTGATAACTCTGCGTACGTAATACAGTTTGTTGGACCACCTTTTACTTTTTCAATCAGACAGGTAGGTTCTAACTGTGGTGCTATTGGCCAACATTCTATTAAATATGTCAATGGTGTAGTTTATTGGATGGGTGAGTCAGGTGGATTTTTTGTCTATGATGGAACAGTTAAATCATTACCATGCCAAGTAGAAGATTTTGTTTTTACTACAAAAAATGGAAATAATTTAGGAATTAATTATCAAGCTGGTGAACAGGTTTTTGTAGGTCTTAATCATTTATATGAAGAAATTACTTGGTTCTATCCAAAAAGTGGATCTGATTTTATTGACAGAAATGTTACCTACAATTATCAAGACGGAACTTGGGTAACAGGATCTCTTGCTAGAACAACTTGGGTAGATGCAAATCTATATGCTGTACCTTACGCAACCGAGTTTAATGCAACAGGCTTACCAACTTTTCCACCAATTCAAGGAGTTACAAATATTAATGGGTCAACAATTTACTATGCTCATGAAACTGGATTTAACCAAGTAGATTCAGCAGGAAATAAAACAGCTATTCCAGCTTTTATTGAATCAGGAGACTTTAGTTTAAATCCTGATGGCACAAGTGGCGAATTTTTTATGAGTATGAGAAGATTTGTTCCTGATTTTAAAACTATAGAAGGTGATGCGCAGGTGACTATTTTGTTAAGAGACTTTCCAAGTGATACTGAAGCATCGTCTCCACTTGGCCCATTCACGGTCACCAAAACAACTCAAAAAGTTGACACTAGAGCTAGGGGTAGATTCGCTAGTTTGAAGATTGCAAATACATCAACAGATCAAAACTGGAGATTTGGAACTTTTAGAGCTGACGTACAATTAGATGGAATGAGGGGATAATGGATCCAATAGAAGCAGCAATACAAGCACAAATAGCTAACGCGCGGAGTCAACAAGGCTTTTCTAATTATACACCGTCTTTTGAACAAAACTTACAACCACAAGGTATTGCACCTTTAGTTGATTCATCTATGGAAAATAATTTTGTTACTGGTCCTGTTCAGATAGATCCAAAACAAATAGCGGGGAATATTCTTAAAAACCAAGGTATAAAGTTTGCTGCTAAAAAATTTGGGTTAGGCAAAATAGGCCAAAACGTTTTAGGTTCTATGATTGGTTACTCAACACCTTTTGCACCATTGGCTGCTGTAAGTGCTTTGAAAGGTCCTGCATTAGGAATAGCAAATGTTTTAAGAAACAAAAGAATAGAAAAGGCAATTATGAGAGATGCTAATAGAGACTCTCAAGGAAATATAAATATTTTAAATGCAAAAATTGCAAACATGCAGCCCTCAGCTAGAGATGTAGCTATGGGTGGAGGGGATAGAGGTGGAGGCTCTTCATCATCTCCTTCAACGTCCGGTTCAAGATCATCTGGAGGATACGGAGGAGGACAAGATCGAGGAAGAGGAGACAACTTTTAATGGCTAGAGTAGATATTGTAATACCTGAGCCAACCCCTATTTATACTGAAGAAAACCAAAGACAGGTAACTCAGTCTTTACGAACTATGCAAGATAAGCTAAACACTTCATATCAACAAGAATTAAAAAATGAACAAGATACTTTTACTTTCTTTTTATCATGACAATACAATATAAAAACCAAGGTTTAAATTTAACGACAACAGGGACTACTAGTGTTTTCACAGCCCCTTCTAATGCAACAATATTAGTTAAACAAATACAAATTAATAATGGTTCAACAGGTGCTGTTAATTTGAGTGTTCAAATTACGGATGCTTCAGCTTCTGCTACTTTTAGAATATTTAATGAATCCTTATCTGCTTCAGCTACAAAGGATATAATAAACCATACCTTAGTTTTAGAGGCTAGTGATATAATTAAAATGACCGCTGGTACAGCTGATGAAATACAAGGCATAATATCTTATGCTCAAATAGATAGATCACAGGAAAATGGCTAAACGAACATTTAAGTTTTTTACTCCAAGATCGAAACCAAAAAAGAGGATAAGACAACACAAAAAAAATCTTTCTAAATCGGAAAAAAGAAGTTATAAGAAGTACAACAGACAAGGAAGACCACAATGAATGATATACCTAAAATACCCGCAGAAGCAAAAGAAATTATAAAACACAAAAGAACAGGAAAAGTTTATGATACTAAAGCTGATTTTGATGCTGATGTTGCTGATCCCAATACTGATACTACTGAAAATGATTTTAGACAAGACCTAGAAATTACTGTAACTAGAGCAGGTTCTATTGGTGCTAAAACAAAGGAATAATGGAACCTAGAGGCGCAACCGAACTTCAACACGAGTTGTTAGAGAAATATGTTTCAAAAGATTTACTAGATAAATTTCAAATTTGCACATCAATTCCCGGTAAAGTACCAATAGATTCAAATAAAATTAATATACTTTGGCAAAAGAATTCTTGGGATCAACCAAATTTACAATGGTTTTTTAGAGACAAAACAAAACATATCC